AAAGTACCCTCAGAAAGACAACATCACTCTGTCAATTCCCCCAACTCCGCCTGATCCTTTAACGAATAGTTACAAATTGTATATACAACAGCACAAATACTACTTTGACAATATGCACAAATTACAACTTCAAAATTTGTGTAGTTTTTACTATTGTATTATGATATACTATGGGAGTAACGAGAAAGGGGTATCATATATGAATGTAACATTTTATAGATGTATCTATGGACTGGATATTGAAACAAGTACTATTGGTTATGATTCTGATAGCAATTTATGTATTCAGCATAATAATGAGTGGTATATTAAAAACAATATGCAACATATAGAAACAGATGATATAGTTAAAAAATGTTCATTTATGTATTCTTTCTGTGTGAGTTGTATTGATAGTATTACAGGGGAATACACAAAGTTAAAATTTGGTCGAACTTATGAAGAACTCGATAATTATTTATATGAATTAAATACATATATGGAAGATAGAGCACTAACAGGACTTGTTTATATTCATAACCTTTCTTATGAGTATAGTTTTTTTTGTAATAATTTAGAGTTTTTTAAATCCGATACAAGATTAAACAACAAAGGATATATGTTTTTAGAAAAAAATAAACCTTTATACTATCAATGTCATAATTTACAATTTAGATGTTCGTATTTATTACTTAATAAGTCAATTAAAACTCTGGGAAAAGAATTGAACTTACCTAAGTTAGATTATAATTATACTAAATTAAGAACACCTCTAACAGAAATGCAACAAGAAGAAATTGATTATAACTATAGAGATGTTGAAATTATGCTAAAATCCATATATAGTTTAATTAAAAAGAATCCTTACATCACTAATTTGGAAAGTATTCCTTTTACAAAAACTGGAATAATGCGTTTTAATTGCGAACAAAATCCCGATATTAATGTATCAGAATATTACACTAATAGACACGGCGAAAAGAAAAAAGGTAATTTATCTAAATTAAATAAGTTTTTATGCAGATTGGAAAATGCAAAAAATAAAGAACAGCTTGAATTTTGGGAAAAACTTTTTCAAGGCGGTTTAGTTTATTCAAATCCTAAATATATTGGACAGGTTAACCATAATTTAGGTAGTTTTGATTTTTCGAGCGATTATCCATTTCAGATGTTAACGAGAATCTTTCCTAGTCAATTTATAGAATATGAGGGGGACAAAGTTAAAAAGTTAAATCAATGTATGTATAAGGCTACACACTTAAATTACATACGTCCGAAGCCTTTTAGGAATATGTTTAATGCTATTATTATCCTATCTGATATAAAGGCAAAGTTTGACTTTCAACCCATAGGAACTAGCAAAATTGAAGAGTTAGACAATCCACTAAAAAATATGTATAACTGTACAATAATAAATGGTAAGATTTTAGAAATTAAGCCTAAAATAAGAATGTATGTGACCTGTATTGATTACTTAACATTATCTTTATTTTATGAATTTAAACTTGTTGATGTAGAATATTTAGAAATCGCAACAAGATACAAGGCTACTAACGATTTTAAATTAAACAGCGTTGAGTATAACGGCAGAAAAAAGGCAGAATATAAAGTATATAATTCGTTATTGGAAAACGCTACAGAATATAAGCAATATAGCAAAGAAGAGATACAGGAAGATTTTTTCAGGCATATGGTAAACTCTGAAAAAGATTTATATTCACAAAAAACAACAGCCAAACAAATTTATCAAAATGTAAAAGCTGACCTTAACGCTCTTTATGGGGATAATGCACAACATCTATTAAGAGATAAAATCTCTTATGATAATACAAGTTGGGAATATATCGAAGAACAAAGTGATTTTGAAAATGATTATTTAAACAAGCAACATAAAACATCTTATATTTATGGATTGTACGTTCCTCAATACGCTAGAGCTTCAATATTATACATAGCATACATTTTTGTAATAAATGGAATAGATGTGTATTATATTGATACTGATAGTATCAAGGTAAAATATAGTGCTTTTGTGCAGGCGTTGGTTGACGAATTTAATAAATTACAACTTGAATTATTAGGAAAGTACAAATATTTAGGATTTGGAGTATTAGAACACGAGTTTACGGCGACACAATTTTCATCGTTAGGAACTAAATCATATATATACACTAAGGTTGAAAAAGGCAAGGAATTACTACAAGCTACTATATCAGGATTACCGAACGCAACTATGTTATTCAATCAAATTTATGATTATTACGACAAGTCGTTTGAAGAAATGGTAGAAAGCTGTTATCATTACGGCACTATATTTGACAGAAAAATAGCGAATCGGTTAGCAAGCACATATAAATTTGAACGTTACAACTTAGTAATAGATGAATACAAAGAAAGTGTAGTTAGCGGAGTAGTTCTTGAATCTGTTGACGTAACTATGCGAGATTTCAACACTAAAACTTGGGGAATATATGCAAAGTTAATATGTAATTTATATAATAAGGACTATGAATTATTCACAGCAAAAACTATAATTACATTGGATAAAAACAAAGACTTATACATAGAATAGAAAGGAGATTAAAAATGAAAAAAAATAACAAATTATACCCAGATGTTACGCAGTCGACAAGCACTAGATATTTAAAAAAGACTGGGTCAAATGAATGGTTCGATAGACGTTCAGGGCAACTTTTTTATAAGCAAAAAGGTAAACTTATGATTAAGATTGATGAACAGGAAAGAAAAGCACATAGGCAGTTAATGGATAAGTTAAGAAGAGAAGAGAAAAAGTCAGGAATATCAACTAAGGCAGAAAGAGAGACCGAAGCAAAATTATGGAAAGAATATACTAACTCTGTTAGAGAATTTAACAAAGGCAAGACAAAAAGAGCCTCAACAGTTGCACGAAGAAGAAAAGCATTAGAAAGCAAACAATCGGAACAGTATAGATATTGGCATCAACCACCTGAAAAATTAAGAAAAATGCAACAGGACAAAAAAAGAGTAATGTTAATGAGAATATCAGGAAAGCATAACGTTAAAAATGCCGAATATTATAATGATTTAATTAGATTGCTTTCTGAATATTCAAAATTACCCCCAGCAGAGGTTGAAGAATTAATCTTTCCAAAAGCATTAGAAGAAGAAACTAAGTATCAAGCTATCAAGGAAGTTTTAGATGAGGGATATTATAGCTTTTTAGACGCTTTGGAAAATCAATATAAAAAAGGCTTAATAAGTCAGGCTGATATGATACAGGCTGAACAGCTAGCAGATTTAGGAATTAAGAGGTTAAATAATTATGATTAAAAAAGCAAATTTAAAAAAAGCGTTAGACGAACTCAACGCTTTTAAGAAATCAAAAAATAAAAAATTCAACTACTACAGTTATGATAATGCAAAGAAAAATTATAATTTTGATATATTTTTTTCGCTTGGAACACGAACAACAGGAAAGTCCACAGCTACGCAAAGAGATATAGTACTACAAGACTTTTATGATAAGGGAACTCAATTTGTTAAGCTATGTCGATATAAAGATGATTTAAAAGCATTACATCAAGCTAATTGGTGGACGGATTTCATTGTAAAAACTTTACATAAATATGACATACATATAGAATACAAAGGTAATGTTTATTATATAAATGAGTATGACGCTTATTTAGATGATGAAAGAAACTTCAATAGAAGTGATTTTATAAAATCAGCACAGATACTTGGCTATGTTATCCCAGTAATGCGACAGCAAAATTACAAATCAATAAACTACGAGAATGTAAGCAATATAATATTTGATGAATTTGCGTTAACTTCAAGTTATTCGTATGAGATTGACGAAGCTGACCATTTTAAATCATTGCTTGCAACAATAGTTAGACTTCGAGATGATGTACACGTTTACTTCATCGGAAACATTTTAAGTCCTATAAATCCATACTTCACATTATTCGGAATAAATGCCTTCGGATTGGAAGAGGGTCACACATATACTTATATGGCAAGTGGAGAGTATGAGAATCCCGCTGTAATCGGGGTAGAATATGGCGAAAGAATTACTAAAGATATTAATAACATTCCTAAATTATTAAGAATTAAAGGCAATGAACAGGTCACAGGATTGGAATTTTTCGAACTGCCTAGCGAGGTAATATCAAATGATGATTGGCTATTACAAGTATTAGACGATATAGATTTATTCAGAGAACACTATCAGCCTTTATATAGAATAGTAATATCAATAGATGATACAAGGAATTTTAAAAAAATAGGAAATGAATACAAATTTGATTCATATGAGTTTAACATCATACAAGATATATATAATAATCGTTTATACTTTGTTCGTTCGGACAGATTTACAGATTACGGATTATCAATCGACTTGGGAGAAGATTTACCGAAGTATAAACTGTGTGATACGGATATTCGCAATCATAATCCTATATTAGATTTATCCTTGCTAAAAAATCAACCTATTATATATGGCGATATTGATACTTATAAATTATTAAATGAAAGAGGTTTTAAATATGGAAGAAAGTTATAAAAAATTAGAACAATTTAGACTTGCAATCTTGGGAAAAAAACAACCCAAACAAAGAAAAAAGAAAAAAGAAAAAATTAAATATTACTTTAATTCCCAGTTGACAAAGAAGTAAATAGTATGCTAGTGTAGTATTATCCTAAAGAAAGGAGCAACAGAATATGCTATATTATGGGTTGGCTGTTTTTTCAGGAATAATAATAGACGTTGTTACAGGCGTTATTTTTGCAGTTCTTACCAAGTCGCTAAATTCAACCAAAATGCGACAGGGCGGAATGCATAAAATAGCTGAGGTCATAGCTGTTATTTTTTCAGCATATGCAGAACACTCAATGGATATGCTAAATATTAATGTTGGATTTTCAATTTTCAAACTTGTATGTGCATATCTTATAATTATGGAGTGCATTTCAATAATTGAAAATTTGGGTAAAATGAACCCTAACGTGTTTCCTAAAAAAATCAGCAAGTTTTTTGAAAAAATAAGAAAGGAGATTGATGTAGAATGAAGATTCACGATTTAGCCAACAAGCAATTTGAATCTATTGATGAAATTACTACAGACATTGCAGAGTCAATAATTGAAATTGATGAAGTTGTAAAGGAAAAGGAAAAATTAGAAAAGGAAAAAGAAGAACTACAGGAATCAGTTAACAGCCTAAAGACAAAGAACTTGGAACTTTTGGCAATGATACCAGTTGTTGCAGATGATTCAAGAAAAGACGAATCAGAAACAAGCGAAGAAATAAAAATCGACGATATTTATTACTAAAAGAAAGGAAGTATAAAAATGGATTTAATTAAAATTGCAAATTATATAAGGCAGAATGCAAGTGCAGATTATCAGACGAGAGTTACAGAATTGCAGGACGGTGACCCGATTGTTACATTATCAAATCCGATTTTACAGTATTCAACTGTAAAGAATGAATTTGCTAAAGGGCTTATTAACGTAATCGGGGAAACCATTATCAATAGAATTGCTAAATTCGAAAATCCACTTGCTAAATTTAAGAGAGGGGGGAAGGGATTAGGAATTGATACAAGAGAAATTGCTAAAGGTTTAGTTAGCGGATTTAATTATGAATTTACAACAGACGGAGTCGCTAAGATGTTCAAACTCTATCCACAGGAATACGCTGAATGCTTCCATAGATTAAATAGACAGAGAGTTTTTCCTTTAACTTTCTCCGAAAAAGAGCTTAAATTAGCTTTACAGTCTTGGGACGATTTGGAAAAATTTGTTAACGACTTAACAGAAACATTATATCAATCTAATTATCAGGAAGAGTATGAACTTATGTTACAGCTCATTCAGTCAGCAGTTCAGAATGATGGAATTAAAACAATCGAGATTAAGGAAGTTACTGACCAGTCAACGGGCAATGACTTCATTGAAGTAGTTAAGGATGTAGCAAGTTCATTTAATTTCAGAAACGCAAGCAATTCTCCTTGGGGTGCTAAAAATCCTACTACTAAGATTTTACCAGTTTGTTCTAAAGATGATACAGCCTTGATATTACCATATAAGATTAAGAATAAATTATCTGTATCAACTTTAGCAAGTGCCTTTAACAAGGATGAATTAGCGTTCAACGTTGATAATGTTACAGAGGTTGACGGCTTGGGATATATTAAAACCGGCGAAACAGGTTCCGAAAAGTATTATGCGATTGACGCTGTAATTTGCGATAAAAACTTTTTCAGGGTTATTGATGACCCTGATAATGAAGTAAATGGCAATGACTTACCAACGGCAAGAGCTTATAATAGATACTTACATATCTGGCAGACATTAAGCACTTCTCCGTTCTTCTGCGTTAACGCTTTAGTTCATGAAGTGAAGAAGTCAGACGTTCCAACGGATTATTTCAGCAATCTTATTGAAAGAAACGCAGTTGTTACAGAATAAAAAATTATAAAGGTAGTAGGATTTGTTTCCTACTACCTAAAATCTTAAAGAGAGGAGAAGATATAATGAATAGACTTTTGCCTTTTATGTTTAGCCAAAATTTATCAGTTGATAACGCATTATCAACTCAACAGATAATTCATCAGCTAATTACTAAGATGAACGAAGTCACTGAATATGTATCAAACTGGGAAAGCAATTATCAAGGCTATGTTGATAAAAAAATATTAGAGCTGTCTACTGAAATTGAAGCTAAATTAAAAAAATTAGATAATGATTTGACTGTATACATTAATGAAGCTATTACAAACGAAAGAAACTATGTTGATACTATTAATACAAACTTACAGTCACAAATTGACGAATTAAGTAGATTGTTTCAACGCTTGCTGAATGAAGCTAAATCAGAACTTAAAACGCTAATTAGCGATACAAGTAAAAGCGACAGAGATTATACTGACAAGCAAATATTAGCACTTAAAACTCTAATAGCCGAATTAAATCAGAAGTTGGAAGAATTAGCAAGTAAGAGTATTGCGAGTTTTTCCCCAGTAGACGGAAATTTAAAAACTAATGAAGAATGTATGCGAGATATTATGCGAATCGTTCAGAAGTCAGGATTCAGTTTTACTTGGGAAGATATAGCAGAAATAAAAAGTCGTTTACAGCTATATAATTATAATTCACTTACAGAATCGGCAAAAATTAATTGGGCAGAAAAAAAATTCATATTTTCTACAATCCCTGAATACAGTAATATGTATAAAGTTGTTGAATCGGGAGCAATTCAGGAAGTTGTTAATATACAAGCGTATGATGATGGAGTAGGAATATATGTAACGTTTACCGATACTGACTTTGGAGATATTACAGTAAACGGAAAAGTAGCAGATGTTAAAATCGCAGGTAGTGGCGTATGGTTTAAGCTATCAAACTTTACAGATGTTTATAGCGATGTTACTATTAAAAGCGGAGCTGGAACAGTTAAGGCTTCATTATATGTATATTACAAGAATGGAGTTGATAACTCATTCAGTGCCATAGCCTATAATCTTGATTGGGATTCAATCGAGTATGCGACACATCATCACACAGCCGAAGATTTAGGAAGTTATGCAGGATTAGAATTTACTATGGATAGCGTACTTTTTAATATTAATAATATATTGAACTCACAGTATAGACTTTTTAGGCGAGGTTATAATAAAGAGGACGAATCATCATATTTTTATTATAATTCTTTACCTGAAAAATTAAGGGAAGCAATTAATTTAAACAGCTTTAATAAAGTTCAAACGTTTTTTAGAGATTAGAAAAGGAGAAAGAAAAATGGCAGAAACAAAAAATTTGAAATTATATTTATGGTCAGGAACTGACTTTCCAAATTATGGAACTCCCAACGCAAACTATAATAAAATAGATACAGCGTATGGAACTATATCGGCACAGGTTACAGAGAACACAAGTGATATTGAAACTATTAATAGTAATGTCAATACTATTAATGATAAATTAGTTACATACGATAATCAAATTAAGGACTTATATGTAGCTGACGCTACACTTGTAAAGAAAATTACAAAAAATGAAACGGACATTGAAAACAATAAAACTGACATATCAGTTTTAAAAAACAGAGTTACAAAAGTCGAAAATGATTCTAACTTATTAAGATATTATCAGATTGCAGATAGTGGGTTACTTACATATCAGACAAAAAAGCAGAAAAAATACAGAGCTGCTGCTACTTTGACAAAAAATGCGGGAACTGATAATAATAACTTTGCTATTGATTCTGTTACTATAGCTGATAGAAAAGTAATTAATAATATTCACGGCGACATTTATGTGAATATTCCTAAATCAGAGATAGCAAATTATGATTCAGATTTTAAAATTAATATTATTAGTTCATTATTTAGTTCTAACGTAATAATAGACGCTCCTTATGGACTGTTTTTTGCCGAGTCAACATCTGACGATTCAAACTATAAATTACACTTTATTTTTGATAGTACATATCTTTCTCAATTTGAACTGTCAATCGGAACTGATACTATGAACGTAGAGTTTTATTTTGAAATTTTACAGTAAAAAAATCAGGCTACTGCTTCAAATAGTAGTAGCCTATTAATTTTAGAAAGGAATATGAAAATATGAAAATAAATGACCTTTTATTTTTTGTTCTTCAACCTACTAACGGAACAGAACAGGCATTATACGATAAAGAGCGTTGGAAATATATTTGGTATGGGGTTCTTTCTAACATTTTAACAGGAATATTTGACTATGAAAATGTTAATAGTGTGCTTAGACGAAGAATCGACCAAAGTTTTTTTAATTCAGCTTATGTGTGTGTGTTTAAGGATTCTACCGACAATATAATTGTTGCTCCTGCTAATCCTACTGGCAGGCTGAACGCTTGGAATGAATATAGTACTTTTATGGCGATAATGCCCGACGGAACAGAAAAACAAGTAACTAAGGAAAATGCAGTAATCGGATATAATTATAACATTACAAGCGTTAGCGACAGCGTACTAGCTTGGCAGTACGCCCAGTGCATAGCCGAACTTAAAGTAAGTATTGACAATGCTATCATATTAAGTCGAAAGTCAGCACTGCTAGAAGTTCCGGACAAAAACAGCCTAAATGAAGTTCTAACCCAGTTTAACAACCATACTGTTGGCAATCCAGTTACTGTTGCTTTAAATAGACCCGACACAAATTTTAAAACGTTGAGTTTTTCAACGCCCGAAACTATATCTAGTTATTATGACGGACTTAGAGACGTTTTAAATGAATTTTTAATAGTGACAGGTCTATCAAGTTTGGTTAATCCAAATAAAAAAGAACGATTAATCACTAGTGAGATTACCAGTAACGATGATATTAAAAACACTCTACTTTCCAACAGGATTCAGAATAGAAAAGAGTTTATCGCAAACGTTAATGAGAAGTTTGGAACGGATTGGAAAGTTGACGTTGACAATAAAATTATAGATACAGTTAACGGTATCTTTGATTTTGAGAGAGGAGCTGAAACGAATGTACAAGAATAATCCGAATTATACTTTGAAGTTAATTGACCTTATTAATATGTATGATACCAACTTCAATTACGAAAATGTATATGAAAAAGTTAAAAATTTTTTAGATACTGAAAAGAAATACTTTTATACAGATGATTCAAATGAATGGAATAAGTTTATAGAATTTTTCTGCGATACTTTCTTCGATAGGGAATTGAATTTTGACACATTTTTAGATTTTAAAATCGCTTTTAGAAAGATGTTGAAAAAATATCAGGATAGAGCTGTCAGATTTGTTACAGTTAAGGTGAACGAATTAAATCCCCTAAATACTTACCATAGGGAAATGGATTCAAATACTAACACGAATCATCAAATCGACAGAAATAGTAACAGCGTTGCCGAAAATCACAGCAGTTCTAAAAATCATAGTAATAGCCACAGTAACAGTAGCAGTAAAGATTTTAATTTGCATAGTGATACGCCATCAAATTCTGTTGAAATTGATAATCTTTTTAGTACAAAAAGCAACTATATTACGGACGCTAACAATAGTCAGGGAAACAACAATAGTACTATGGTTGATGATAGCACAGGAGATACTAACAGTAATAGTAATATTACTGATACAGCTAACGAAAATGGAAATAATACATCTCTATATAATGAAGTGTCTAACGGATATGAGGGTAACGCAATAGAGCTGTTACATAAATATCTTGAATTGACTACTAATGTAATGAATATGTATATGGACTGGATAGAGGGAGAACACCTTTTTAGCTCTGTTCTTTATTAAGAAAAGTGAGGTATTTAATATGATGAATTTAACTCTTTTTAAAAACTTTCCTATAAATGATTATGCAAATCAAGTTTATTACAATACAGAAGCCGAGCAAAAAAAAGCATTTAACTCATACAAAGACGTAATTAAAACTAATTTAGCAAGCTGTAATAAATCGGAAAAAACAATAAGATTAGACATTAATTATTATCATGGAAACAAATACAATTATGGAATGATAGAAGAAGCGAACAAAACGTACTTTATATTCATTACAAGTGTAGAATGGAAAAGTAATCTTACTACTTGTATACTTCATTATGAATATGATTACTGGCAAACTTATTGTCACAGAATAACATTTCAAGATTCTTTTGTGGAACGTGAACACGTTCCAGTTGATACATACGGAGCGTACATCATTGACGAGGGATTACCGATTGATGAATATAAAATCAAAGAATCTGTAGTATTAAACGGAGATGATAAGGGAATGTATTTTTGTTTAGCGTGTACTGACACATCAGGAGTATTACAAACAGGACATTCAGGGGGAACAGCCATTTCAAACACGTGCCAACCATCTAAATATGAATACAGTACTAGCATTATTTTTTCAGATGATTTGGAATTAATGAATGTTTTAATTCGTATGCTTACACTTAAAAATAAATTAGACGGGGTTAGTGGCTTGTATATGATTCCAAAAGCTGCAATCCCTGACAACATAAAGGAAACTGCATATTTTGAAGATACTGGAGACCCTATAAATTATGTAGGAATAAATAAAAAACAGGCTGAAATGTTAAAATATCAGGTTAACCGACCTACTAATATTGACGGCTATACTCCTATAAATAATAAATGCTTCACCTATCCTTATTGCTTCGCCAATTTTACAAACAACAATGGTAATTCAATGAAAGGTCAGTTTGAACTTTCGAACGATAAAAGCAAAATTGATTTTTACTATTACTTTCCTTGTGTTGAAGCTAATACTAGCTTCGGTTATTTGTATGAATATGATGGTGTAGTTAAAAATCTTGATTACTCAATACAGGGACAGACTAATGTTGAACTTCCTTTTGTAACTAACAGCTTTGCTAGTTATATGGCGGCAAATCAAAATAGCATATCGAATCAATATTCTACTTTGGAGAATAACACAAAAGTAGGATTTATTAAAAACTGGGCGGGATTCCTCGGCGGACTTGCAAGTGGAAATGTTGGCGGTGCTGTTAGTTCAGTAACTGGGGCAGTTGATACTGGAATCAATTATTATAATCAAAAAAATGCTATGGATTCAGCACTAAAAGACCAAGAAAGCAAGGCAGACGTTCCCCACGGTGCTTTTACCGGAGTTGCTAACATTACAGTCGGACAGATAGGATTTAAGGCACAAACTGTTACAATTACGGCGGAAAACTGTAAAATGATTGATGATTATTTTTCAATGTTCGGTTATAAAATCAATAAAATAAAAGTTCCTAAATTTGACAGTAGACCTTATTGGAATTACATTAAAACAAGCGGAGTTAATTTAATAGGTAATATTCCTCAGGACGCTATGAATGTAATTAAACAGATGTTCGATAACGGAACTACTATTTGGCATTCAATAGACTATGTATATAAGTATAATGAATATAAGGAAGCTAATCATAGATAGCGAGGTAATAATATGGCTAAAATATACAGAGATAAGTCAGGTAGCTACTACGGAAGCAGTAGCTATCTGACGGAAAAACAGCAAAAATTTAATGCTAAATGCGTGCTTAAATACTGCAAACAATTGAGTGATTTAGGGTGGAGTAATAATTCAATATGTGCCATACTTGGAAATATCTCTGCTGAATCAACTGTAAATCCTATGCTTAACGAAGTAGGGGGTTCAGGCTATGGATTAGTACAATGGACGCCAAAAAGCAACCTACAGAAAAGAGCAAAAGCAATCGGGAGATATAATACTTATAGTACTATGTTAACACAGCTTTCAGTAATAGACTACGAAGCAAAAAACAATCTGCAATGGATTAAAACAAGCGACTATCCTATCACATTTATGGAATTTATAAAAAGTACTGAAAGTATACTATATTTAACAGGTGCTTGGCTAAAAAATTACGAACGACCCACAGACCAGTCGCAAGCTAACATATTAAAAAGATATAACGGAGATTCCAACGGACACATAGGAAGTAAAGAATGGAATGACATTCTTGATTTTAATTCAGTTGATGATACTAGTATAAATGGATTTTTGAAGTGGTGCGAAGCTATCGCAAACAATAATAAATATTTATACAAACTAGGTGCAGGGCACGGTGTACCGTGGACTTATGACGGCTATTACTTTGACTGTAGTAGCTTCGTTTCGTTTGGCTTGCATAATGGTGGGGGATATGATCTGCAAACTCAATTTACCACTGCAAATCAAAAAACAGAGCTTGGAAATTTAGGCTTTAAAGTAAAAAAATTTAAGTCTAAAGCTGACTTAATAAGGGGCGATATATTATTTTATAATGTTGACGGAGAGGGTCACACCGAGGTTGTTTTTGAAAACGATTTATCAGGAGCAACAAAGTTGGTCGGTGCTCATAATGACACCTTACCACCTGCCGAACAAATCAGTATTCGAAGTTATTATAATGATAAATGGCAGTATTACGCAAGAGCTGATAGTGAGAACCCCCCATTACCTGAACCAATTCCACCAATTCAATTTAGATATAATCAAAGGTTTTGTCCTTTTGTTTTTCCACGAATGAGATAAAAAAATACCCTGACTAATAATTTAGTCAGGGTTAAACTTTCTATAAGGTATATTTTAAATCGGTACACCCTACATCTGTAACAAACTGCTTCCAACGAACTGGAGTAATTAAAGTAGCGGGACAGCACTTTCCATTTATGTCGTAATGTCGGGCGATATATCTAATATTCGGACATTTACGTCTAATGTACTTAATTAATTTTTTAGTTCGTTTTATTTGCTTTCTGCTGTATGGCTCTTTATACGTTGATGAACAAAGTTCAATAGATACTGTATTCTTATTATTAAGAATATTATAATACTTTTTTCCACCGTCACCCATTACTCCCCCGCCAACAGCATTTGCAATGTATTTAAGTGGAAGTGAACGACCTGCATATCCTTTTTTGTCTGTAAAATAATGAGCCCCCGCATATCGAGTATTTGACGTTGCAAAAAAATCTACATTATTTCTTGCCGTGTCAAAACTTCCCGAAGTCCAATGTATTACAATTCCTTTAATATCTGTTAACTTTCGTGTTCCATCATAACTATATGCTTTCGCTAATCTTTTATACATAACTTTAACACCTTTCTATTCTAATAATCTGTATACTTGCTTAATATTCTTATAAGTTTCTCGGCTGTATATCTGTTTTCCGCTGTACCTTTACTTGCTACAGCTTTCTCAATATCTTCTATATCAGTCAGTAAAGCATAGCCAGTTACAGTTTTGTCGTCAATTCTCAAATTTTCTAATTTAATATTATACTCTGTTGGCTCCCTCAACTCTTTAATTATGGATTGAATCGGGTAGCCTAATTCAAGTGCTACCCTTGTAAATTCAATCCCTGTATTAATATTAATATGTAGATTATTGTCAATATCATATTTATTCATATTAGATATTTGATGTGCTATCTTTAGCACCTGCCACTTTTTCATATTCAGCTAATATGAGAGCTGTTAAGCTGTTTCTCTTTTCCTTTGAGTTAGGATAAACTATATCTTTATATTCTCCGTTTCTATCCTTGTACTGTGGCATTGATACAAATAGACCTTTTTTGCCCTCTACAATTTTTACGGAATTAATAACTAAGCAATCTTCAACTTCAAGAATTACCATAGCCTTTAGATTAGTATTGCTTTCTTTGTTTGGATAAACTGCTACTTTAATTTTCATAATATTACCTCTTTTCTTCCCGTATTGCCGATAGATCAGCATAATAATTATAAATTTATATAAAAATCCTGAAAGATTTTTACAGCTCTTTGATTCTGCTTTTTAGTTAAATCTAATTCAATGTAAAAACTTTCTGCACCCTCAGACCTGAATCCACAACTATAATAAAAGCCAAATTCATTTAATGCTGTTTCTAATCTATCCCTATCCTTAGTAATCAAATTCCAATGCTTTTTACTTCTGTACCATTTCTGCAATTCGTCAAATCTTACTATAGTATCTCCATAGCTTATAGCCTTATTGAGTTTATCTAAACTCTGCATATATTTAGGTTTAATTTTATTCGTCTTTTTTCCATTCTTGATATAATATATTGTTTCCATTTTTATTTACTCCTTTATTTAATTATTAATTTAGCTTTTACTTTTATAACATCTTCATTTTCTGATAATATCAAAGTTTGGTAAGTGTCTAAACTTAGTGTATTGTTATTAGATTCAATATCATATATTTTAACTGCGAGACATTCATTGCCCCAAATAAAAGTGTCTCCGATTTTCAAATTTGAAAATTCCATATTATTTTTTCTTATAATTTCCATTGTTAATCTCCTTTCTACATTCCAACATTTTCCAAAACAAAATCAAGAGATATACAATCGCTTCTAGTTATATTATAATATACTAAATGTTCTTCATTCCATACATATACTTCACCTGAATACTGCACATAGTGTGGTATCATTTCATCAAGATGTTTACTATAAATATATTCCCAGTTTATAATCTTAACTTTACTTGAATTTCTCTTTTGCAATAACTCTTTAACTCTTTTTTCATTAATCATTTTTATACCTCTTTCTTATATTGTTTATGTGATGTTTGTAACTCCTTGTGCCTAAGCACAGTATTATAGTAGTGCAGATTGAATTGCATTACAATAGTAAAAACTACACAAATTTTGAAGTTGTAATTTGTGCATATTGTCAAAGTAGTATTTGTGCTGTTGTATATACAATTTGTAACTATTCGTTAAAGGATCAGGCGGAGTTGGGGGAATTGACAGAGTGATGTTGTCTTTCTGAGGGTACTTT